GCCTGCAAAGCCTTCAGAGCCTGGCGCTACAGCGAGACCGACGAGGTCATCATGGACGATTTCACCTGGGAGGGGCAGGAAACACACGACTTCATCGACACCCTCCGCAAGGCGTGGATCGAAAGCCTGGTGGTCACGAACCAGTCGACGGGCCTGATGCGGAACCTCCACGACTTTGCCGCCGAGGGCTGCACGATGCTGGGGCTTTGCACCATCACGAAGAAGGACAACCGCTGGGGCGAGGAAACCGAGGAGCAGATCATGGGGATCCGCTTCAGCCTGAACTGACAGCAGGCAGAGGAAAGGGGCTGACGGGAGCTGCGGCAAGGGCAGCTCTTTCCCTCTGTCTACTGTGTCCATATGCACAAGATCATGGGCAGAATATTTGTGCGATCTATTTTCGCATATGGCGTGGACTTTTACCCGGTTTAGAGTGATATATGTACATGCCGAAGGGCAAACGAAGAAAACACCGGGGAGGAAACCACCATGAAGAACATTTACCAGCTGAGAAACGAATTCACCCTGCGCGAGTACAACACCGCGATCACCCGCGAGGATTTCGAGAAATATTTCACCAAGACAAAGGAGAAGGTCCGCTTCACCTTTGCGGGCTGGGACGGAGCGAGCTACGACAACGAGAGCCGCAGCGCCAGCGTCTACCGCACCGGCATCGAGGGCTACGAGGATGTCCGGTTCGTCAAGGTCGGCAAGAGCGTCCACTACATCATGGAGGACGAGATGCGGGTTGAGAAGGCGACCGGCGAAGCCCACCCGGAAGCCAGCTGGCTGGTGGACGTCCTGCCGGCAAAAAAGGAAGCGTAAGGAGGCTTAAGGAAAATGACGGAATACGCAAAGCTGGTGCTGGCGGAAGCGTCCTGTCACACCATCGAGATCCGGGAGAAGGCGACCGGCAAGGAAGGTGTCGCCAACAGCTGCCCGGAGGGCGTCGAAGTCTGGTACGGCTCGGATGACGGGAGCGACGACAAGGTCGTCTCGCCGGAAGAATTCAGCCGGGACTTCGAGATAACGGCGCTCATATCCACCTGAAACCGGGCTCATAGCGGCTCGGTTTTTTGTTGAAAATACATGGATAAATCTCGCTTTATGGCGTGGACTTATTCCGGATACCACGGTAATATGCACACAACAAAAGCGAAGGGAGCAAACCACCATGAAGAACACGGAGAACATCAGACGCACCGAAGAATACACTGAGAACACGGCCTGCCGCTACCGGCTGCCCAACACCTCCACGATGGAAAACCTGAGCATGCAGGTGACGGCCGGAGAGGGTGCGGTCCTGCGGTTCGGGGACAGGGTGCTGGTTACCGACCACGCCTGGAAAGGCTTCATCGCGGGGGTTTACGAATTCATCGAGACCGAGGAGGAAACGGGCTTCGGCTACATCGAATGCAGGCTGAACCTGATCGCCATGAGCGGCCAGACCTTCGAGGACGGCGGGCACGCCATCTCCTGGGCAATGAGCCAGAACTAAAACAAAAGCGGAGCCGGAACCGCTTCAACAAAACACACACTGGGGATACAATCGGCGGCATCGGAACACCCTGAACCGCAAGGAGCGCGGGGATACCCGCACGGCAGTCATGTGAGGACTCATAACGAATGAAACTGCCGGTACTTTTCCAAGGATCTGTGGACGGCCACGGGTCCTTTTTTCATGCCAATTTTACGGAGAGGAGGAAGCAGATGGCAACGAGAGGAAGAAAACCCACGCCGACAGCCATCAAGGAGCTGGAAGGAAATCCGGGGAAGCGGCCGCTGAACACGCACGAACCCAGGCCCCCGAAGGTCGCGCCGAGCTGCCCGAAGTGGCTGGACCCGGAGGCGAAGAAGGAGTGGAGGCGCCTTGCCCCGCAGATGGAGAAGCTGGGGATACTGACCGAGGCGGACAGGGCGGCATTCGCTTCCTACTGCCAGGCTTACGCGAGGTGGAAGGACGCCGAGGAATTCATGACCAGGAGCGGCACCACGATCTTCAAGACTCCCAGCGGCTACTGGCAGCAGCTTCCGCAGGTCTCCATCGCCCAGACGTACCTTAAGATCATGAACCGTATCGGCGAGCAGTTCGGCCTGACCCCCGCGGCAAGGAGCCGGATCATCGCCGGGGAAGGTAACGAGAACAGCGGGGATGAGATGGAAGACCTTCTGGGAGGTGTCTGATGGAACAGAGACCGGACAGCATCCCAAAGCTCAAGGAATACACACCGTCCAGGTTCATGCTGCCCACCAGCCATTACGACGAGGCAAAAGCGGACCGGGCGGTGCGGTTCATAGAGAACCTGAAACACACCAAGGGCAAATGGGCGGAGAAACCCTTCTGGCTGTTCCCCTGGCAGGAGCAGGTGATCCGTGACATCTTCGGCATTGTGGATGAAAAGGGAAGACGCCAGTTCCGGACTGCCTTTGTGGAGATCGGGAAAAAGAACGGGAAGTCAGAGCTTGCGGCCGCGGTGGCGCTGTACATGCTGTACGCGGACAACGAGCCGTCTGCCGAGGTCTACGGCGCGGCGGCGGACAGGCAGCAGGCGAGCATCGTTTTCGATGTGGCCAAGCAGATGGTGGAGATGACCCCGGCGCTCCTGAAACGCTCCAAGATCATGGCGGCCACTAAGCGCATCGTGAATTACTCAAACGCTGGTTTCTACCAGGTGCTTTCCGCTGAAGTGGCGACCAAGCATGGACTGAATGTGTCGGGGCTGGTCTTTGACGAGCTGCATGCGCAGCCCAACCGGAAACTCTATGACGTCCTGACCAAGGGATCCGGCGACGCCAGGGAACAGCCGCTGTATTTCCTGATCACCACAGCCGGTACCGACCGAGAGAGCATCTGTTACGAGCTGCACCAGAAAGCTTTGGACATTCTGGCGGGCAGGAAGATCGATCCGGCCTTCTACCCTGTGGTCTACGGGCTTGCGGATGACGACGACTGGCGCGATGAAAAGAACTGGTACAAAGCCAATCCCAGCCTCGGTCAGACGATCACCATCGAGCGCGTCCGGGACATGTACCGGGAAGCCCTGGACAACCCGGCGGAGGAGAACGTGTTCAAGCAGCTGAGGCTCAATATGTGGGTCTCCTCGCTGACGCGCTTCATCCCCGAATACATCTACGACCTGGGCAGGGACCCCATCGACATGGCTTCCCTGGAAGGCCGGGACTGCTACGGCGGTCTGGACCTTTCCAGCACGGGCGACATCACGGCCTTTGTGCTCATGTTCCCGCCCAGGGACGAGACGGAGAGATACATCCTGCTCCCGTTCTTCTGGATCCCGGAGGACACCATCCCCGTCCGTGTGCGGAGGGCGTCCGTTCCCTATGACGTCTGGCATCAGCAGGGATTTATCAACGCCACCGAGGGGAACGTGATCCACTACGGCTTTATCGAGCAGTTCATTTATGACCTGGGACAGAAATACCACATCCTGGAGATCGCCTTCGACCGCTGGGGCGCGACGCAGATGACGCAGGACCTTGAGGGCATGGGCTTTACCGTGGTTCCCTTCGGGCAGGGCTACGCGTCCATGTCGCCGCCGACCAAGGAGTTCTATAAGCTCCTGATGGAAGGACGCATCCAGCACGGAGGCAACCCCGTCATGCGCTGGATGGCCGGAAACGTCGTGGTAGACACAGACCCGGCGGGGAACATCAAATGTACCAAGGCCAAAAGCCCTGAAAAGATCGACGGCATCGTGGCTGCCATCATGGCGCTGGACCGTTGCATCCGGCATGAGGGGGACGTCGTGGGAAGCGTGTATGACGACCCCGGCCATGACCTCATCGTGTTCTGACCTTTACTTTCCCGCTGTCAAGACGCCCTGAACACAGCGTAGAAGTAAAGGCTTTTCTTATGGAAAGTAAAGGTGAGCGCCTTATGAAGAAAGCAAACCACCTGAGAGGCTTCCTGCCCGCCCAGTCCGAGTTCGACCACCGCTTTGCGTGCTGGGCGAACAACCACAGGGGCTGGGCAAAGATGAAGAAATCCAATAAGCGGATCGCCAAGAAAGGAGAGCGCAGATGTTGGAAAATGGAGGCGGACAGCTACTTGAACTGACGATGGCTGAGAAGCGGGACCTCCTGGAACGGATCAGGGAACTGGTCCTCATTGATGTGATCAGGAAGGAAGACCGTGACGCCATCTTCCGGGTCTGCATGGCGGCATGCGGACGGGAACTGGCAAAGCTGAAAGATGAAAAGGAGGAGTAACCCATGGGCTTTATCAACTGGCTCGGGTTCAATAACCCGAGGGACGCCCCCAGGGTGCCGGATGTGCGGAACGATGTTCGGGATTCGGGGACGCTGTTTGTATTCGGAAAGGCGAACAGCGGCGAGCAGGTGGATGAGAAATCCGCCATGCAGATCGCCACGGTCTATGCCTGCGTGAGGCTGCTGGCGGAATCCGTCGCCCAGCTCCCGCTCCATCTGTACAAAGTCACGGAACCGGACGGGCAGGAAAAGGCAAGCGGCCATCCGCTCTACAGGATCCTCTACCGGGAACCGAACCCGGAGATGACCAGCTTTTCCTACTGGGAGGCGGTCATGACACACCTTCTTTTGTGGGGCAACTCCTACTCGCAGGTCGTCAGGGACGGCAAGAACACCGTGCTGGGGTTATACCCGCTGCTTCCTGAGAACGTGGAGATCGACCGCACGGAAAACGGCGAGCTGTACTACATCTACCACGCCTATACCAATGAAGTACCCGGCGAAACCAACAAGGACATCATTTTCCGGCGTGACGAGATATTGCATATCCCGGGGCTTTCTTTCAACGGCCTTGTGGGCTTTTCCCCCATCGCCATGATGAAGAACAGCCTCGGCACCACGATGGCGGTCGAGAAATACGGCAGCGCCTTCTTCAAAAACGGGGCGCAGCCCGCAGGCGTCCTGCAGCATCCGGGGCTGATGAAAGACCCCGAGAAGGTGCGCAGGCAGTGGAATGAAGCCTACGGCGGCGCCGGGAACGCGCACCGCGTGGCGGTTTTAGAGGAGGGCATGCAGTATAAACCGATCTCGCTTCCGCCGGAAGATTCGCAGTTCCTCAGTACGAGGGAGTTCGGGGTGGAGGAGATCTGCCGCATCTTCCGTGTGCCTCCGCACATGGTGCAGGACCTGAAACGGGCGACTTTTTCAAACATCGAGCATCAGTCCATCGACTTTGTGGTCCATACGCTGGATCCCTGGCTGGTGCGTATTGAGAAGGCCATCGTGAAAGACCTGCTGGTGGAGGACGAGAAGGACATGTTCTTCCCCAAGTTCAATGTGGACGGCCTGCTCCGCGGCGACTACAAGAGCCGGATGGACGGCTATTCCGTGGGCATTGCCAACGGCATCATCTCCCCGAACGAGGCGAGGCGCAAGGAGAACATGCCTCCGCTTACCGAAGAGGAGGGCGGCGACTTCCACATCGTCAACGGCACGTTCATCAAGCTGGCGGACGTAGGGCAGCAGTACGGCGTGCAGGAATCCCAGCCGGATGGCGGAGGCCAGGCAGAGCCGGACAAACCGGAAACGGAAGGACAGCCCGAAAGCCCGGGCCAGCCGGATGAAGGGGAGGACGGGAAGGAGAAAGGGCACGAAAACAAGAGACACACCGAGCGCCATGAAGAGCGCAAAAGAAGCAGGAGGTAAGCCATGAAGAAATTCTGGAACTTTATCCGGAATGACGCGGGCGAACGCATCCTCCGACTGGAAGGACCCATCGATGAGGATTCCTTCTGGGGGGATGAAGTGACGCCCAGGATGTTCCGGGAAGAACTGGAAGCCGAGGAAGGCGATGTGACGGTCTGGATCTGCAGTCCGGGCGGGAACGTGTTCGCCGCCGCTGAGATCTACACCATGCTCTGCGACCACAAGGGAAAGGTCACGGTGAAGATCGATTCCATAGCGGCGTCCGCGGCTTCCGTTGTCGCCATGGCCGGCGACCGTGTGCTGATGAGTCCCGTGGCCATGCTCATGATCCACGACCCCATGACCATTGCCATGGGCAACGCCAAGGACATGGAAAAGGCGATCAGCACGCTCAATGAGGTCAAGGCCAGCATTATCAACGCCTACCAGAAAAAGACCGGGCTTTCCCGCAGCAAGATCAGCCAGCTCATGGAAAACGAGACCTGGATGAACGCGAAGAAAGCGGTCGAGCTTGGTTTCGCCGATGAGATCCTGTTTGCCAGGAACGCATCCGGAACCGAAGAATCCGAAGAGGAGAAGGACGATGGCAAAGAAATCGAAGCAGTCTGGCAGCCGTACTCCACGCGGGTCATGGGACAGATCATGCTGGGCAGGCTCGGCTGTACCCCAGAAGCCCATGCCGGGCAGGATGAAGAGCCCGGCGAAACCGGCAGTGACACGGAGGGTGTGGAAGCGCCCGAGGCAGGGGTAAAGCCCGTGCCACAGGCAGGCACGATCTCCGGGAAAGACGCGATATCCGAGGCAGACACACCTGCGGACGGCAAAGCCAGGCAGGAGACGGATATTCCCACCGCGAGTGCGGAATCTGGGAAGAAAAAGCCTGAAGAAGACAATCCCGATGAGGATGATCCGGAAGATGACCCCGACAGGGATGATTCCGAGGACGATCCCAATGGGGATGATTCCGAGAACGATCCCGAAGAGGATGACCCGGACGAAGAAGGCGGGGATGATCCCGAAAAGCCCCGCAAGCCCGCGGAAAACAGGGAGGACGTTTCCGCAGATGATGAAAAGCCTCCCGCGCCGGTCATCGGCATGGACGGCAAAACGAAGGACGGCGCGATGCCGTATGAACTGCTGAAGAAGCAGCTGGAATTCCTGAAATAAGAACCGGCTGCTTTTTTCATACCCTGTTTTCCAACCTACTATCAAAAATGCGCCCGGAGCGCCAATCTCCGGAGAAAGAGGTATCCATGAATAAGATCCTTGAACTGCGCAACAAGCGCAACACCCTGTGGGAGCAGACCAAAAACTACCTGGAGGCGCACCGCGACGAAAACGGCCTTGTGCCCGCCGCCGACCTGGAGCAGTACGACAGGATGACCGCCGATGTGAAGGCCCTGGGCGATGAGATCAAGCGCCTGGAAGACCAGATGGCCCTGGACGCCCAGCTCTCCGCCGCGACCTCCACGCCCGTGCAGATGTCTCCCACCGCCCAGAAGAAGGGCAGCGTGAAGCCCACCGCCACCGACGAGTACAACAAGGCCTTCTGGGACAACATGCGCGGCAACGTGTCCATGGAAGTCCGCAACGCCCTGTCCGTGGGTGAGGACGCCAACGGCGGCTATACCGTGCCTGACGAATTCCACCGCCAGCTGATCGAGGCGCTGGAGGAGAACAACGTCTTCCGCGGCCTTGCGCACGTCATCCGCACCAGCTCCGGCACCCGCACCATCCCCGTCGCCGCCGACAACGGCCAGGCGAGCTGGGTGGAAGAGGGCAACGCCATCGCTGAGAGCGACCTGACCTTCAGCGTCCAGACCCTGTCCGCGTACAAGCTGGGCTGCCTGATCCGTGTGTCCAACGAGCTGCTGAACGACTCCGCCTTCGACATCGGCGCCCACATCGCCCGTCGTTTCGGCGTCCGTTTCGGCAATGCTGAGGAGAACGCCTTCATCAACGGCCGTGGCGTGTCCGCCGACCCGGCCACCACGCCTTCCGAGCCCACCGGCATCCTGACCACCCTGGCGGCGCCTTCCGTGACGACTGCGAATGCCGGGACGATCTCCTTCGACGATGTGTACAAGCTGTACTACGCGCTGAAGAGCCCCTACCGCCGCAAGGCGAAGTTCCTGTGCAACGAGACCGCCCTGCTCCAGCTGATGCTGCTGAAGGACAAGAACGACAACTACATCTGGAAGCCCGGCATCGAGATCGGCAAGCCCGATACCATCCTGGGCCACGAGATCGTGACCAGCACCTATATGCCCAACATCGAGGGCACGCCCGCGACCGACGCCGGCAAGAAGGTGCTGCTGTTCGGCGACTTCAGCTACTACTGGATTGCCGACCGCACCAACCGCACCATGAAGCGCCTGAACGAGCTGTACGCCGTGAACGACCAGGTGGGCTTCATCGGCACCCAGCGCGTGGACGGCAAGCTCATCCTGCCCGAGGCCATGAAGGTCCTCGGCATGGGCGCTAACGGCTGATCGTAACCGGCTGACCGCAGACACATCCGGACGTGCGGAGGGTGAGGGGATGTTCCCCTTCCTCCCGTGTCCGGGGAGGAGATAAGGAGGCTGACGATATGAGCCTGATCAATATAGAGGAGGCGAAGCTCTACCTGCGGGTGGACAGCCCGATGGAGAACGACCTGATCGGCAGTCTCCTGCTTACCGCTGAAAAGCTGACTGCCGATGTGGCCAGGCTGACCGCTTCCGAGTGGGCGGAGCTGTCGGAATACACGGCTGACAACCAGAACCTCCTGACAATCCGGCAGGAAGTGAAAAGCCGTGACGAGGCGCTCCAGATGAAGGAGCTGCTCCGCGTCGGGGTGCTGTACGCCCTCGGCTACCTGTATGAGCACCGGGAAGAGGCGGACCATCATGACCTGGTCATGACGATGCGGAACCTGCTCTTTGCGGTGCGGGAGGGGGTGTTCTGATGTTCGTGGATATATACCACCCTGGACGCAGATACTCCGTTATTTACGCTGACCCTCCCTGGGAATACAGGGAGAGCGGAAGCGGGCACCGGGGGACGGCCGGGATGCCGTATCCGTCCATGACAACGGATGAAATTTGCAGCCTGCCCGTGAAAGGGCTTGCCGATTCCTGTTCAATCCTGTTCATCTGGGCGACCTTCCCGAAACTCCGGGAATGCCTGAAAGTCATGGAAGCCTGGGGTTTTTCCTATTACGGCCTGGGCTTTGACTGGATGAAGACGGAAAAGTCCGGGAAGCCCTGCTTCGGCATGGGCTATTACACCCGGCAGAACAACGAGGTTTGCCTGATCGGCGTAAGGAAGGAACGTGTGAAGCCTGTGGACCGAAGCGTCTCCTGTGTTATCCGGGCTGTGCGCAGGGAACACAGCAGGAAGCCGGACGAGGTGCGTGACGCGATTTCCCGCATCTGCGGCGGATTACCGAAGATCGAGCTGTTTGCGAGGACGGAGGCGCCAGGCTGGGACTGCTGGGGCAATGAGACTGGCAGGTTCGCCGGGAAGGGGGTGTTCTGAGATGGAGCGCGCCATTGCGAGGTTCAACGAACGGATCACCATCCAGAAGAGCGAAGTGGTATCGGACAAGTACGGCAACCGCAAGACCGTCTGGACGGATTACTTTTCCTGCTTCACCTACGCCAGCACCTACCAGTACGACAGGGAGAACGAGGCAGCTACCACGACGGAGGAGCGGACCATCAACTTTGAAGTGCGGTACTGTACGGAACTGAAAGACCTGGACAGCACACACTACCGGGTCGCTTTCCATGGAGACGCCTATGACATCCAGACCGTGGATTTCATGAACTATCAAAGAAAGGCCATCCGCATCGTGTGCAAGCTTCAGAAGAAGGGAGGCGCGTGATGGGCAGGAGCATTTCCATCGACGAGCTGGCCGACGTGATCAACGAGGGCCTGGAGGAATACGCGAACCTCACCTCGCAGAACGTGAAGTCTGCGGTGCGCAAGGCCGCGAAGACGGTGAAGGAAGAGATCAACTCTTCCGCACCCGTCCGTACCGGACGCTACGCCAAGAGCTGGAAGACAAAGACAACGGCTGAGAGCAGCAACATGCTGCAGCAGACCGTGTACAGCCCGGACCGCTACATGCTGGCGCATCTCCTGGAAAAGGGGCACGCCAAGCGCGGCGGCGGACGGGTCAGGGCGATCCCGCACATCGCACCCGCGGAGGAAACGGGCATCGAACTGCTGGAAAGCCTGATCGAGAAAGCGGTAAAGGGGTGAAAGACCATGACACACAATGAGGTAGTAGAGGCGCTGGAGGAGCTTTCACTCCCCATCGCCTATGACCATTTTGCGGAAGGTGACTCCCCGGAGCCGCCTTTCATCTGTTTCCTGTACCCGAAAAACATCCCGTTCGGGGCGGACAATACCGTGTACTACCAGCTGCATGAGCTGGATATCGAGCTGTACACGGACGAGAAAAATCCGCCCCTGGAGCAGCGGGTGGAGAAGCTCCTCACGGAGCATGAGATGTTCTTCCAGAAATCCGAAGTCTGGATCGAGGAAGAAAAGATGTATGAAGTCCTCTATGAGGTTACGCTCGACCTTCAGTACGAGGACGAAGACGAAAATGGCTCCGAGGAGCCGGAAAGTGAGGATTGACCCTATGAGCAAGAAGAAAAACAAGGTGCGTTTCGGCCTGAAGAACTGCTACTACGCCAAGGCGACCTTCGACGAGGACGGAAACGTCACCTACGATACCCCCAAGCGCCTGCCCGGCGCGGTGAGCCTCTCCCTTGACCCGGAGGGCGAAAGCGAGAACTTCTATGCGGATGATATCGTGTATTACGTCCTCAACAACAACGCGGGCTATGAAGGCGACCTGGAACTGGCCCTGATCCCGGAGGAATTCCTCAAGGATATCCTGCATGAGGAAGAGGATGCCAACGGTGTGCTTCTGGAGAACGCCAACACCACCTATGAGCGTTTTGCCCTGCTGTTCGAGTTCACGGGCGACCAGCATGCCATCCGCCATGTGTTCTACTGCTGCAGCGCGTCTCGTCCCTCCCAGGAAGGCGACACCAAGGAAGACGAGAAGGAAGTCAAGACCGAGGAACTGTCCATCATCGCCTCCGCGCTGGCAAGCGGCTATGTGAAGGCCAAGTCCAGCGTCAACACCAGCAAGGCAGTGTATGACGCCTGGTACGACGCGGTGTATATGCCCCCGGCTGAGGCCTCCGAAGAGGAAGAGCAGGGCGGCGAAACCGAGCCCCAGGGCTAAAGACTGACGGCGGGGATGAAATACTCCCCGCCTTGCATACATGATTTTTGAGAGGAGATAAAGACCATGGCAATTTGCAAGACGATTGAAATTGACGGCAAGCCTGTGGAGTTCAGGGCTTCCGCGATGACCCCCTACCGCTATAAGGCGATGTTCGGCAGGGATCTTCTGATTGACATGCAGAAGGTGACGCAGGACTTCGAAGGGCAGGACGAGAACGCATCAATGATCAGTGCGGATACCCTCCGTGTGTTTGCCGATGCCGCCTATGTCATGTATCTGGACGCCCACCCGGATGAGAAGTATGAGAGTCCTGATGAGTGGCTGGATCAGTTCAGCATGTTCAGCATCTATACGATGCTTCCTGAAATGCAGGCGCTGTGGGGTCTGAACCTCCAGACCACGGTTCCCGGAAGAAAAAACTGAGGAAGACGGAGCGGCCGCTCACGACTGCTCTGTTTATGCTCAGGAGTGTCCAGCTTGGGTTATCAATCTCGGATCTGGATCTTGTGACCATGGGAACCGTTTATGACATGATCACGGAGAGCAGCCGCGACTCCATGGAGTGGCGCGAGGAGGCAAGCCAGGCGGACATGGACCGGATATAACTGGAAAAACTGCGGAATCCGCAAAAATTTCACGAAGGCAGAATTTGAAAACAATCCGCAAAACTAAAAAAATGCGGATGAAAATTCAAAACAAGTGCTTGACTTTCTTCCCTTCATCCTGTATAATTTAGAAAAACATCCGCAAAACAAGAAAAAATGCGGATGATTATCTGAAAGGAGGGTGAGGGGATGAGAAGTCGGGCAGAGTGTCTGGCAGAGTATGGATCTGACTATATGATCCAGCAAAAGATTGATTCCGGTGAGCTTTTCAGGGTTGGAAAAGCGGTTTACTCCAAAAAAGCCCATGTGCCGGAAATTGCGGTGCTGTGCTATCAATACCCCAATGCTGTCGTGACGATGCATAACGCATTCTACATGCACGGCATGACGGACGTTATCCCGGATGACTATGATCTGGCCACGGACCGCGATGCGGCAAAGATAAGGGATCGGCGGGTCCATCAGTATTTTATCCCAGGCAGCTTTTTGAGGCAGGGCGTTGAGATGACCGAGTACAGAGGGTACAGGATACCTGTTTACAGCAAGGAGCGTATGCTGATTGAGCTGCTTCGGTACAAAAGCAAGCTGCCGTTCGATTATTATAAGGAGATTCTGCTGAATTACAGAAGGATCATGCCGCAGCTTGACATGCAGGCCATACAGGATTACGCGATGGACGCGCCGAAGAGCGGTCTGAGCAGAAATGTGACGATCAAGGGCGGCGTGGTTATGAGAAGCATAACCGGTAATATCCGCAGGGCAACGCAGGATATGGATCTGGATTTTATTAGGTATTCCCTGTCGGAGCCGTCTATCCGGGCATTCATTGAGAAACTGAACTGCCTCGATGGAATCACAATTAAGATCACAGCCCCGATTGAAGAATTGTCCCAGCAGGAATACCGTGGAAAACGGGTGTATGTAACCCTGTCCGACGATACGGGACATTCCTTCATGAGCAAGATTGACCTTGGCGTCCACAAGCAAATCGACATCGAGCAGGATGAATACTGCTTTGACGTGTGTCTGGATGACGTGGGCGCGAGCTTGCTGATCAATTCAAAGGAGCAGATTTTTGCCGAGAAGCTTCGCTCCCTGCTGAAATGGGGACCTCTCTCGACAAGGTATAAGGACATCTACGACCTCTGCTACCTTTCTGACCATGTGGACAAGGAACGCCTGACAAAATGCCTTAACACTTACATTTTCGAAGATCCCGGAATGAGGGAGAATGAAATGACGGCTGTGCTGCGGAGAGTGAAAAGAACCTTCAATGACAGACTCTACAGGCAGAACATTAGCCGCGCCGGAAAAGCGAACTGGCTTGATCTTGGCGCCTCCGAGGCATTTGAAAAGATAGTCAGGTATCTGGAATCGTTCTGATCGGTCTGGGAGCAAGAAATAACGGGAAAACGCGGATTCCGCAGAAAATTCAGATAACCATTTTCGCTTACTTTTCTTCAAAATTAAGCGAAAAAGAGATAAATCAAGCGAAAAGGACAGAAGATAGCCCTGTCGGTGAAAGCTGGCAGGGTATTTTCATGTCCATTTTGCAGGAGGTTGTCATGCAGATCAAATGTGATAAATGCTCCGCTGTGTCGGAAACCGTAATGCCGGAGACCTATATGGAAGGCGACATCGAGTTCACTTTCTTTCGCTGCCCCGCGTGCGGAGAGGTCTATCCGGTGTGCGCGACGGACTCTGCCCTGCGTGCGGACATTGCGGAATATACGAGGATGCGGAACCTGATCCGGGTAAAGCCGGTGAAGGAGCAGTTCATCCGCAGGGCGGAAGCCCTGAAACAGAAGAATATGCAAAGATCGAAGGAACTGATGGAACAGCATCCATTGGTTCTTTTTTCTTCGCCGGAAACGGCAGAATAAATAGCCCAGAGGACGGGCAGGAAGGAGGGATTGACAAGTGGCGAATCTGAAAGGGATTACAGTTGAGATTGGCGGTGATACTACCAAATTGACTTCCGCATTGCAGGGAGTCAACAAGGAAATCAAGAGCACCCAGTCTCAGCTAAAAGACGTCGAAAAGCTGCTGAAGCTCGATCCCTCCAATACCGAGCTGGTAGCCCAGAAGCAGAGGCTTCTCGGGGACGCCATCAAGGAGACCAAGGAAAAGCTGGCGACACTCAAGACGGCGGCGGAGCAGGCGAACGAGCAGCTTCAGAAGGGCGAGATCACCCAGGAGCAGTATGACGCTCTGCAGAGGGAAATCCAAGAAACCGAGCAGGCGCTGAAGACACTCGAATCCCAGGCTTCCTCCACCAATGCCACCCTTGCCAAGATCGAAGAGGTCGGCGGCAAGTTTGAGCAGGTCGGGCAGACGATCACCTCTGCGGGCAAGACGCTCACCACCCATGTGACGGCTCCTATTGTGGCGATTGGCACGGCGGCAGTGAAAACCGCTGCGGACTTCGATGAAGGTATGTCCAAGGTGGCCGCTATCTCCGGTGCGACCGGGGACGACCTGCAGACCCTCCGTGACAAGGCCCGCGAGATGGACGCGAAGACCAAGTTCTCCGCAACCGAGGCGGCGTCGGCTTTCGAATACATGGCCATGGCCGGCTGGAAATCGGCGGATATGGTCGACGGCATTGACGGCATCATGAACCTTGCGGCCGCTTCTGGTGAAGACCTGGCAACGACGTCGGATATCGTAACCGACGCCCTGACCGCTTTCGGCCTGAAAGCATCGGATTCCGGTCATTTCGCGGATATCCTCGCGGCGGCAAGCTCCAACGCCAACACGAACGTCTCCCTCATGGGCGAGACCTTCAAGTACTGTGCGCCTATCGCCGGCGCCCTGGGATTTTCTGCGGAAGACACAGCAGAAGCCATCGGCCTGATGGCCAACGCCGGTATCAAAGGCTCCCAGGCAGGCACGGCGCTGCGCACCATCATGAACAACCTCGCCGGGGAAGTGAAGATTTCCGGCAAGGCAATCGGTGACGTGACCATCGCAACCACCAATGCGGACGGTTCGATGCGTGAC